AAAATAAAGTATCTGTATTATCAATTTGAAATAAAATAATTTTTAAAAACATAAAAATATGTAAATATTACATATTTCTAGAAAATAAAGTATCTGTATTATCAATTTGAAATAAAATAATTTTTAAAAACATAAAAATATGTAAATATTACATATTTTAATCATAACATCTGTAAACTTCTAATTGTGATTCTAATTCCTCTATTTTTGCTTTTAATTCAGCTATTTTTTCTTGCTGATTTTCCATAGATATTTTTTGATATCTACAAATATCCGACAATCGTTTTTCCTCATCATCTAGTTCCCTCTTTTTAGCCTTATCCTTTAATTCTTGACAATACTCTATAATTTCTAATAAAAAAGGATTATCTCTCACACGTCTATCAAAATTAGCCACTTGATGTTCTTTTATGGATTCATTGCGTCTTAATTTTCTTTTAATTTGTTCTACAACAGGATATTTAACTTGCAATTTCTCAGGATTAGGATTGTTTCTTTTACCAGTCATAAATCTAATTTATACTATTAATATAGATTTTATTTATCTTTAAATAAATATGTAAATATTACATATTTCTAGAAAACAAAGTATCTGCATTATCAAATCTCAAATAAAATAATTTATAAAACCTTAAAATATGTAAATATTACATATTTTAATATATGAAATCTGGATCATCATCTCTATTGTTTACTTCTCTAACTTTAAAATTAAATAATGGTGTTGATTTACAACCATTGACTTTCATATCACTCTTATTTTTTCCTATTGACAATCCATATGGTGTTGCTTCTTGTATGGCTAATAATGATGTCCTAAACATCTTTTTATCAGGTTGTTTAATATCTAATTCCAAATCCTCAAACCAATCCTTGAATTGGTTAAATAGGTGTTGTAGTTCACTTGGTGCAAATTCACAACCATCTGTGTCTATAACGTTATCAGCAAACTCACATTGATTCATAAACCACTTATCTACTATTGGGTCTACTTGCACTTGTTTAACTACTTCAGTTTTATTAAACAAACGTTGTCTCTTTAACTCTCTATTTTCTTTTTCTAATTTTTCTATCTTAAGTTTTAAGACATTAATATCATGATGTAGGTGTGCTTGTAGACCAGCGACAAATTCAGGTGTAATACGAACAGGTGATATCTTACTCATTACTTATTATAACAATAGGATATAACTTTATGTTGTAATCAAATTTATAAAATATGTAAATATTACATATTTATAAAAACAAAAGTATCTGAAATTGATAAATCAAATAGAAATATATTATAAAACATAAAAATATGTAAATATTACATATTTATTCCTCAACCTTAACTTTGCTTCCTGCCTTCGGTCTACCCCTTTTGTGTGCCTCTTTACCCATCTTCTTACGCTTCTCCTTCACACCACCTTTCTTATCACCTTTGGAAATTATACCCATAAGTAATCCAGTGCTTAATTTGTCTGCTTGTTTCTTCGTCAATTTTCCAGATTTA